ACAGGCTCCTGTCACCACACTAGATCTACAGAACCCTGAAGTATCTATTGTACTCAACACCCTCCGGGAAGTTAACCGTCAAGTTCAAGCTGAAGGTTGGAGCTTCAACACTGAACGTCATTATGAGTTGGCTCCTGACAGTGAGACGAATGAGATTCTGTATCCATTCAATATGCTCCAAATTGATACCAACACAAGGTATCATAAAGATAAATACGATGTGGTAAAACGTGGTAATAAACTGTATGATCGTTTAAATCATACCTACACTTTTACTGATACTATTCAAGCAGATGTAGTTTGGTATTTTGATTTTACCGACGTACCCGCTGCTATTCAAGCTTATATTACTGCCAGAGCAGCTCGCATGTGTACTACCAAAATGGTTGGTGATCGTGAGCTGAATGGTCTTCTCCAAGAACAAGAACTCCAAACTAGAGCTGCTGCTATTGAATACGATTGTAATCAAGGTGACTACTCTATGTTTGGATTCCGTGATGGTGAAAATTATTACAACAGCTATCAACCTTTCCAAGCATTGATGCGATGAGTACTGTAACCCAAAGGATTCCCAACTTCCTACTTGGCATTTCACAACAACCAGACAATCGTAAGTTTCCTGGACAACTTAAAGATTGTGTAAATGCTTTTCCAGACTATGCTCTTGGTCTTCTCAAGCGCCCAGGCGGACAATTTCAAGCTGATCTTCAAGGCGCTACTCCTGATGGAAAGTGGTTTTCAATCCTTAGGGATCCGCAGGAAAAGTACGTCGCTCAATATGATGACAACGTATTCCGTGTGTGGGATCTAACTGATGGTTCCCCACGAGTTGTCGATATGGGAGATGATACAGGTGTTCCAGGTACCTGTAACCTGACTAATTATCAAACCGATCTTACTGCTTACAACAATGCTGTTGACACAACTGCTACTCGTTTAGCTGAGTTGCATGAAGCTCAAGCAGAATATGCTGAGGTATTAGCCGGTCAAAATGCTACTGAAACAGATTTGTTTGCAGTTAACTACAACTATCCAGTTGGTTCAGTTGAACAATACTTAGTTTCTGGTATTCTTAAAAAAGCTAATGGTGTTTATGTAGTCAAGAACAATAACACTGTTGTTCAAGCTACTACTGAGCTTCCTGCTAATTATGCGCTGGGAGTTGAAGTAACTGATGAACACCCCACTATTGCTGCTCAAGGTAATCGTGTCTACAAAGCTATCCTGACTGTTGCTGCTGAGTACGATGCAAGTGATCTTAGCACTGCTGAGACCGATATGGATACGGCTCAAACTAACTATGACAACGCTGTAACTGCTGAAGGTACTGCCCTTACTAACCTTAACGCGGAGATTAGTAACTGTGCTATTACTACGATTCCTGCTGATGGTTACCTCAATGGTGCTACTGCTGATGACATTGAGGTTCTCACCCTGAATGACTACACCTTTGTTCTTAATAAGGCAAAGACTGTAGAAATGGAAACGACCACTACTACCGCACGTCCTAACGAAGCCTTCTTTGTTACTAAGGTTATTGGTCAAGGTCATTATAGAATCTACCTTGATGGAACTGAACGTGCTAATGTTAACGGTCCTAGCGATGCAGATGCATTAGTTACTGCTTTTGTAACTGCTATCAACGGTCAAACATTTGGCACTACTACCTTTACCGCTGAAGCGGTTGGTCCTGGTATGTATATTAGTGCTGATGCTCCATTCACTATTACTGCTGTTGGCGGTCCTGGTGAAGACTCTGTGTTTACCTTTACTGAGTCAGTTTCTAATGTTGCTGACCTTCCTTTGCAATGTAAGGATGGTTATAAAGTAAAGGTAGTCAACAGCGTTGATATTGACGCTGATGACATGTACGTTGAGTTTTTTGCTGATGATGATGCTGACTCTGGTCCTGGTGTTTGGGAAGAAACTAATGCATGGGGTATTACTTATGAGTTGAACCCTCTTACTCTTCCTCATCAACTGGTACGCAATGCCGATGGTTCATTTACTTTTGGTCCTATTACTTGGGAAGACCGTAACATCGGTGATCTTGAGACTAATCCAGATCCTAGCTTTGTTGGTTCAACGATCAACAATCTTTTCTTCTATCGTAATCGTCTAGGCTTCTTGTCTAACGAAGCAGTGATTCTTAGTAAAGCAGGTGATTATTTCAACTTCTTTGCTACTACTGCTTTGACTGTTAGTGATGACGATCCTATTGATGTTAATGCATCGTCCGTTAAACCAGTTAACCTTCGGTACGTGAGACCTAGCAGTGCTGGTCTTGTGTTGTTTAGTGATACTGAACAGTTCTTGATTGCTGGTAATGATGACATCCTCAGCCCTAAAACTGTCAGGATTACTGAGTTGTCAAGTTATGAGTGTGACAAAGATGTAGAGGCAGTTACCCTTGGTACTAGTCTTGCATTTATTTCTAAGACTCCATTGTACAGCCGCTTGTACGAAATTGGTAACATTAGCATTAACAACCCACCAGCAATGGTTGAGCAGACACAATACGTGCCTGAGTTAATGCCTAGTACTATTAACAGTATGATCGCATCTCCTGCATTGTCCCTTATTTCAATGGGCACTGTTGGTAGTAGCACTGTTTATCAGTATCGTTTTGTACAACAAGCTGAAAAACGTGGTGCTAATACTTGGTATAGATGGGATCTAACTGGTACCTTGTTGGATCAATTCTTTGATATTAGTACATATTATGCTGTTGTTGCAAACGGTAATGATGTGTATGTACAATCTTATGATCTAACTCAATCTAGTGAAGAAGGTTATCTGACTTTACCTACTGGGGAAAAAACTGATGTTTGTCTCGATCTTTGGAACATTAACCCTTATCGAGAATATGACCCTGATGATGACGATTCAGACATCACTAGGATTTATTTACCGTACAATGAAGTCGGCGGTGGTACGCTCTCTGTAGTGCTCCTAGGACGTTACATAGGCGCTTCTGATGCCCTTACTAGTGCATCGGTAGGCGCAGTACTTTACCCCACCGTAGAGGGTACTGCAGGTGCCTATTACGTTGATATTAACGGTGACTATCGTGGACGTGATATGATTATTGGTTACACCTATAATATGCAGATTGATATGCCTAAGTTCTTTGTGACTGAAGTGGAAACTCAATCTGCTGTTACTGACTTTACCTCTGATCTTATCATTCATCGCATTAAAGTGTCTACCGGTCTTAGCGGTCCTGTTAAGTATCAAATCAACATTACTGGTCGTCCTGAATGGAATCAAACCATTGAAGCTGTCCAGCCTAATGTATATGATCTGAACAACGTTAACTTGTCTGCTGAAGCGGTTCACACAGTTCCTATTTATCAACGTAACGATAACCTTTCTCTTAGTATTATTGGAGATTCACCACTTCCGGTGACTCTTCTTAGTCTGAATTGGGAAGGACGGTACAACACAGGTTTCTATAGACGATCCTAATGACTACATCCACCCGTGGTTTTACCTTTAAACCAGCTACCATTAACGACGTACTAGAGCTTACCAGGCAAATGTTAGATAGGGGACTACTTGACTTTGAACGAGTTGGGCAGCACCCTGTCTTACATTTAGCGTTGTACATCCATGAAGATGACTCCTATCTTATCTATGGACCAGATGGGAGTCTATATGGAGCTTATGGTGTGTCGGACGACAACGCCGTTTGGATACAAATGACAAACAAAGTCAAAGAAAATCCAAGAACAACAGTAAGATTCGGTAAAGCGTTAATGGAACACATTAACCGTCCTTATCTTTGGACTACTATTGATATAAAAAATACTGATCTAATTAACTTAGCTAGGTATTTAGGTTTTAAGGTACTACGGGTTTTCCCGGATGGACCTGACAATGTTTACTCTATAGAGATTGTACGATTATGGGAGATGGTTTCGGATTAGGCTTTGACAGCTTGTTTGGAAACGGAGGCTTAAATTTTGGTCCTGGTACTAGCGCTACAAGCGCCTTACAAGCCGGACTTGATCAGGGTGCTAAAGGTGTAACTTCAACAGCGGCTTCCGCCGGTCTATTCGCTAACCCTGTAGGTCTTGCTCTTGCTGGCGGTCAGCTTGCCTTTGGCATTGCTAACATGGTTCAGCAAAATAAGGTTCGTGAGCAACAAATTTACAACCAAGCCTACAACACAGAATTTACTAACAAAATCAATCAGTTTAGAACTGAGCAACGTAATCAACAGATTGCAGCTGCTTTTAATGCTAAACTGGATTACACTAAACAGCAGATTGAAAACAATTATTTAGCCGCTCAGTCGTCCTGGACTTCTGAACAGATGCGGCTAAATGACATCTATGATCGAGCTGCTTACAAAAGCCAGGCTATGCAGAAAATGCTAACTGAGGCTATGGGTACAGCAGCTGCTCGGGAAGTGTACGGTAAAAGTGCTAAACGTGGTGCTGCTGTTGCTACTCTGGGTGCTTATGGACGTAGCCGTGCTCAACTTGTTGATCAATTGATGAGTGAAAATGTTGCATCTACTATGCGTAGACAACGTGTAGAGCAGCAATTTAAAGCTCAGAATAAACTGGCTATTGCTCAAACGTCGGTTTTACCGACCTTTGCGTCGTTTAGCCCGACTCCTCATGCGGCTCCTATGGGTGCTGGTGGGTTCCAAACTGCATCAAATATCCTTGGCATTGGTATGCAAGCATTTGGTGCTGGTCTTAGTGTAACTCCTAAAGGAATGAACTTCCTTGGTGTTCCAGGTCAAGCTAATTACGGTTAATTAAACTATGGCTGAATTTCAAGAGGAGAGTTTGTTTACAGGTGCTGCGCAAAGCCAAGGTTTTTCGCCAGATCAAGCACCTGACATTTCTCCGTTCCTACGGGAAAACATGGAGCAAGTTGATCGCAACTATGCTAATCTTAAGTCACAACAACAGGCTCAAAACGAAGCTGATCTAAAAAGAAAGATCCAAACTTATGAGGGTTTAGGCGTCTTTGCTCCTAAATTTATGGAGTTGGCTAAGAACCTTGGTGAAGCTTACATTACTAACCAGATGGTTGAAGGTAATGCTAAGACTAGAAGTTTGGGTTTAGCTGGTGTTGATCCTGAAAAACAAGCGAACTACCAAACTGGTATTCAGACGGTAAAGCAAGAAAGTGCTAAAGCTACTGAGGTAGCTGGGGACATGTACAAAAATGGTGCACCTCCTGAAGCACTAGAGTACATTAAGAGCTTACCGCAATACCAACGTGTCGCAGGTATGCGTAATTATCTGGCTAACCGTCAGAAAGGTTACCAGCAGTATCTTACTCAGTTTCTAACCAGTTCTTCTATCGAACTTTACGGTCCTAACGGTAAGTTTACGCCTGATCAAATTGATGATGATGAGGTTCTACTGGGCATTGCATTAGATGCAGCAGGTAGAATGTATGACCTGGATACAGGTGTTGATCAGTTCAGTAAAGAAGCACTGACTGACTACAACAATTCGATCACTAAAGTAAACGCTGATTTTACTAATAAAGTTCGGGAACGTGGACTTGTTCGTAAATCTGATGCTAGGGTTCAAACTGCTATTGAGAGTTTTAAAAACGATCTTGATTTGAATTCTCTTGTTAGTGAGCTTGCTTATACTCTTGGTCCTAAAGGTATCCGCAGTTATGGGGATGCTTTGGATATGGTTTATCAAGAGATTTTACCTTCTTTGCGTAAGTCTGGAGAGATTGATACTCAACAGTTCCGCTCTGCTATTTCTCAACCTGCAGCTAACGATCCTAAAGGTTCACCTCATTCTAAATTCTATCGTAACCGTATCTTTGGTAAAAATGGTACGTGGGATAAAATCAATGATGTTGATAATGCTGAATACACAGAAAAAGAAAATGAACGGAAACGGATCATTCAAGCAGACAAAGAAGATTTCTGGAATCAAGTTGCTCAGTTAGATGCACAGGGCATTACTCTTACTCAAGATCAACTTGATGCACGGCGTAAACAAGTTATGCAGTCAACGGGTATTAACGACCCATCTGCTTTTAGTTTCTATGACGACTATAAAACTCGTGAAGAGATTGACGTGGATGAAGCTAAAAAGAAACTTGATTACCTGCGTTCTGTAAATGGTCGTGGTTATCTTGTTGCAGAAGATCTAGAAGGTATGCCACAAAGTGTGGTAACTGCTTATGGTCAAGCGGTTCGTGATGATGCAGAGTACGCCAAGTTTGCTGGTGATTATGCTGTTCGTGGTAAGGCTCGTGTTACGTCACTGACTAATGATTTTTACAACAATCAAAGTGGACGTGATGAAAAGACTACCGATTGGAACAAACGGTATGATCGTGCTTACTCTGATTATCTTGTTGAACGTCAACGTTTGTTGAGAACTCTTGGTGTAGAAAACCATGCTGATGCCCATGAAGGTGCTTTGGCTAAGGTTGAGAAGAACTACAAAGACGGTGTTTACAGCAAACTACCGGCTGCTACTGATCACAGCGCACGTGTTGAGCAAATCACTAATTATCGTCGGAGGTTGTCAAAAGGTGAAAAAATCTTCCAGCAACCTGATTTGTGGTCGGATGCTACTAAGAAAAACTTAGAAGATTTTAATGCTGGTAGGGCACAAAGCTATGATCCAATTTTTGATACCCTTGCTCTTAACCTCCCCGGTAAAACCGGTTGGGATCTTGCCAACGAACTCCACCGATCTATCTACGGAAATGATCTCAAAAAAACTGTAAAGCAGGAAGCTATCGAAGCTCAAGGTCCGGCGGTTCAACGATTTATTCGTGGCTCTGGTGCTACGCCTAATCGTATCCGTAGGGGACAAATTATGGATGACCCTCAAGGTAGCTTTAATCCACGCCCTGCTAAACCGATTGCAGAATATGCTCCTCAAGTAAGCTCCATTGTTATGGAGAGTGCTAGTGGACAGCCTGGTATGGATGTTTATTTTGAAGACAAGCAATTCCCAGCAGTTCTTGGCGGTGTTGTAAAAGATGTCCGTTATCAAGTTAATCCTGATGGATCTGGGTATGGTC